CAGCACCTTTGTATGTTCCAGATAATGGTTTTCTTTTTTTGCCTAATAAAACTTCATCAAGTTCTAATCTTTTAGCATCTACTTCTTGTAATGCTTTAGAAAGTATTGTGTGATACTCAGTAACCATCTGACCTACACCAGCAGTAAGTTCTTCTAAACCTCTACCAGTTACAAATGAATTAGGTGATATAGCATCATCTTGTACAGGATAACCTGCAACAACTCTTAATTGTCTTTCTAATCTACCTACGCTTTCAAATAATTGATAAGGTAAATTAGTTACAGGTTTTATAACTTGTGAGCCTGGTGACAAATAGTTAATTGCATTTCTACCTTTTCTGTACTGTCCACTTTCAATTTCACCTACTACGTTTGTTTCTGTAAATACAGCATCTTCCATAGCAATAGATGACAAAATATTTATCTTAGCCATTTGTGCCATCAAACCAATCACTTGGTCAAATTGACCTTGTAATCTATCAAAACTATATCTTTTAGCTACTACAAATGATGGACCTGACTTTAATGGATTAGGTACAAAATCTACAATTCTTCTAGATGCAACGTGCATATTGTATGTACCTTCTTCATTCATATACTCAAGAAGTACATCACCACTTTCATCTGAGTTTTCCCAACTACCATCATTATTAAAGTTATATACGTTGTAATTATTAGCTGCTTTGTTTTCTTCTCTAGATTTAAACCAAGAACTTAATTCAGGATACATCTCAAGTAAATTTTTAATTGGTACTCTTTGTATAATTGCTAATTCTTTAGGGTCTTGACCATTACCAAAATATCCAGGAAAACAATCGTATGGGTTTCTTAATTCTGCTGTAGGATATATATTTCCATCTATACTTTTCTTTGTAGTAATTACCCAAACAGCAAATCCATATCCAGGCAACCATCTAGCTACTTGTGGTAGTTGTGAATCTAATTCTTGTAATCTATCGTATGAAGTTATTATTCGTTCTAGTTTTTCTTTTTTAATTTTATTTCTAGAGCTATCTCTACCATTAGTAATATGTACATCAAGTGTAGGTTGCTTACCTAGTTTTTGTGCAAGCCTATCTAATGCAGATAAAATTAAATTAGGTGCAGGTATTAAACTGCTATCCATTCTGTCCATATTAGGACCAAGTAATTCTCTAATGCCATCAGCACCACCATTTAATATAGCTCTAAATCTAGCTCTATCAGGTAATGCATCATCGTGCATTTCTTTAAGTATTGTTGCTCTGTCTACAATTTGTTCAGGTGTCATTTAACTCCAAGGTACCTCGTTCCAATCAGTACTATTATAACCCATAAAGCTAGGATTGTATTCTAATTCCATATCACTATAAGTTAGCTTTGTCAAGGTTCTAACGACTTTCATTGGAAACCAACTTGCCATTACTATATCTGACTTTGCCTTACCTCTTGCAGAATTTTTACTTGCAAAATAAGTAAGCTGTTTAGTATAAGCGATTGTCTTACTTTGTGCATCTGCATCTGCAAAAGGCAATGTAATCATTTTATCACTAAACATTGGAGCAAGTGCAGTTACACCAAATCTTTCATCCCATTTATTTTTATGAGTTTCGTGTCCTTCTAACTTTATACCCTGCACATTGCAATAATCTTTTGTGTGTTTATCTTGTCTAATAGCTTTTTGAAAACCATTTTCTTCAATAACCCAGTGGTAACAATTATATTTTTCATACCACAACTTAATTAAATTAAATGCTTCTTCTAATCCACCACCGTGATGATTTTCTAAATCAACCATTGTAAGTTTTATTTGACCATTCTTAGTTTCAACAGCCCATAAGAAACCTGCTTGATAACCTGTAGCTGCTGGGTCTAGTCCTGCTACTAAGTAAGAACCTGGTGGTACATAACCTAATCTCATATTTTGGTCATAGCATTCTTGTATTTGTTCTGGATTAAATAATCTAAGGCTATCGTTAAAGGCTTTATTAAGATATACCATTTCAAAGTTTTTTAAACCACCAGTAGTCATAGCATCTTTCTTACGGTTCATTAACCATTTAAAAGTTCTTTTACCTGACCACAACATACAATCAACGTGTTCTTCTTCTTCAAACTCTGCTATGTCACACATACTATCGTGAGCTTCTTCTACTATATGTTCCCAAGCATCATTTTCTAAAATTGCAGAATATAAATCTTCAGGGTGCTGTCTAGAACCTATAAGCACCATAGCTGTATGTTCCTCTTTTCTAGAACCTAATGTAGTAGTCCACCAATTCTTTGTATTTTCTCTTGATGCAGGTTGCATAGTAGAACTATGGTCCTCAATGTCATCTGCAATAATTAAATCACAATCTCGTGAAAGTATCTTACCACCACGTCCAATACCAATCATTGTTGGAGATTTAATACCTGATACTGTTCTAGTAGATACAGTAAAACCATTTCTTGACCACATCTTACCTGCTCTAGTTGCAGGTTTAAAGCTACCACCTGGTCCACAAAAATCTTCTTTTAATTTTTCGTTTTGCTCTAAAGTATCCATAACAGACATTACAGAGTTCATAGCAATATCTTCATTACCACCTACCCACATAATTCTTATGTTTGGATTTCTACATATAAGCCAAATAACAAAATGTATTAACAACTCAGTTTTACCGTGTCGTGGTGGACTTAGTATCATTTGCTGACCACCATTAAGTAAAGCCTTGTTAATAGATTTTATCCATCTATGATGAAAGTTTGCTGTTTCAAAAGGTATACCTTGTTCTGTTAAAAAATACCTATCTCTAAAATTTTGAAAATCTTCTAATGATTGTTTAGCATCATCAGATACTTCCCAGTTCTCAGCTTGTTTATCTTTCTCGTAATCTTCTTGAAATGCACCTAATAGTCTAGAGATGTGTGCAGCAGTACAACCTAGTTCTTTAGCTATCTCTTGTCTATCCATCCTTCCTTGTATAAGGTCTAATGCATATCCTTGATTTACAAACTTATCGTATAAAGCACCACGTCTAACTTGTGTAACTTTACCTTTGTTAGCTTCTTTTACTTCAGGTGTATATTCTCTACCTTGTTCTTTATAACGTGCTTTTCTTTTTTGCTCACGCCACATACAAGTATCAGAACAGTATTTTCTTTTATTTGCTGGTAATTTTTCTTCGCAATCAGGCGAAATACATATTATATTTTTTGCTACCACTTATGCCTACAAGCCCAATAGCCTGCAGTAAATTTATCTTTTTTAGCGGAACAATTATGTCTAGCGTGGAATGACCTTCTTCTTGCTGTATTCTTTTTTCCATCGCCACTAACACCTTGCTGTCCAAATCTTACTAATTTAACTTTGTTACCTTTTTTAGCTAATACAGCGTGTGACTTACTAGCTTTAGGTGTACGTTTAGGTTTGTTGTAACCTGAAAACTTTTCTCCTCTATATGTGACAGCCATTATTTTGGTTTCCTTTTATATAATTTTTTAGAATTTTTTGTGTGTTTAGCACCTGTGTGTATAGTACCATCTTTCATTTTATGATACTTACCTTTGTACAACTTACCTGCTTTTGTATAGTACGGCATTACTTCCAACCTTTACTGTGTGGCATCTACATTTTCCATTTGTTCGTTATAATCGTGTACAAACTCTTTAATTAATTTATCTAAATTTTCCATATTAGGCGGTGTCTGTGTAATCATACTACCGCAGTTTTCTACTAAATCCATACCCCACGATTTTAAAATATTAGGATTTTCAAATATGTTTTTATTTTTTTTTCTTTTTCCCATAAGATTTTTTATTCTTCTTCTTGGACATTTTTTTTCCGTACAATTTTAGCTCCTACTGGTTTGTTATATTCTATACATCCAAGATTAGTACACATTCTATAACTACGCCATATTTGAAACTCTTTTTTACACTTCTTACAATGTGTTAATTTTTTCATTTACTTATTATAATAGAATTAAGGTGGTTGTGGGGTTTGCCTCCTTACCCCACTTCTACCTTATCTAAAAGATGATAACTCAAATTAATCGTACTTACGACTTTCGTAGCGAGCAGGTCCTCCACAGGCACGAGCAAGTTGCGTGAAAAAAAATTTTTATTTTCAGCATCTACAATTCTGTATTTACCTTCCATAATCCAGTTAACAATAAAAGGTATTAGTTCCTCTGGTTTCCAGTAATAAAGCTGGTTAGAAGGGTAAGCCCAGTAAAACATATAGTCAGTAAAGGTCTTGAACTGGCACCCTGCTTGCATTGTGCCGTCATCTTGTACAATCTGTATCTCTAATGCTACGTTACCTGTGTCTTTAGTTTGTGTGTCAGTTTTAACTTCTATATACTTCATACCTAGTTCATTATTAAGTATGAATAGGTCCGCACCCTTTAGCTGTTCCTCCATTCTTGTTTTACGTACTACAAACTTTGTCTTACCGTCATCTGTTTGGCTTTCGTAAAATAACTTAACTAATCTTTCACCTTTTTCGCCTATAGCTAATTGTTCTTTAAAATCAAACATAATTACCTTCCTGTAACTTGTATTATAATTCTAGTAGTACTATAGTTTTATACATAGGCATTTGAAATCAGTAGCTCATAGGAATGGTTTCAAAGAACATATTCAGAAGGATTAAGCCGACTAGCTACACGGTGGTAACTAGCGTTATAGGCTATTACTTCACACATTTATTTGTTACTAAACTTTAGTTCATTCTGGTTGGGAGGGAGTGACACAGGGTTAGTTGCGTACTCACACACACCCCAAGCGTACTATAGAAAAAAGTTCTTTTTTCTTTCTCTTACTAGCAATAGTGTGGTAACATTGGACAATAGGAACGGTGGTGTAGATTATCAATCTATACCTTCTTGATTGTTCACAATGCCTGTAACAAACTACACCACAGTTCTTTTCCTTCCACATTTACCAGCAATCTTTTCTCTACTTACGTAATGATATATAGGGGAGGCTAGGTTAAATCCCCCCACTTAACATACAAGCGTAAGTAACGCACAGTGCAAGTACGATAGGGTACTATATACTAACTAATATGTAATACTGCACAGACATAACTTACTATATACTTAATTTGTCCTACCTTTCCTTAGAAACGATACCCTTTGATTTACACCATACATAATTGTAAGTAGCTAACCAATAGCTAATGAAAAATATATAGCCAAAAAAAACACAATAGGTATTTACGTAGCCACAACCCAACCACCACCGCTACTTTATAGTGTTGTGTTTTTTTCGTTATTATTTTGCTATTATCTATTTACTGGACGTTATATATATAGTTTGACACCCCCAACAAGAACATTTGCAGTTGCAAATAACCTTTTACTATAATAGTAAAGTTAAATTCCTATAGAAGTACTACATTACAACTCTCAACTAGCTTACTCAACTTCAATAAGAAAGTACTTCTAATAGGCGGTTTAACTTGACTTATCATAGTATGTTGGTGTCAAGCTATATATATCGATAGAAAGGATAAGTGATTATAATGGCTAAAAGTAAACATACACATAAATACTATGTGAAACAAGAGGAAAATATATGTCAAGTATATCCATCCTCTAAAAAGTATCTACCTACTGGTATGGTATTAGTTAAACTTAGAGGATTTTCCTCTTTTGAATTTTCCCCCGAAAGTGAGGGTAAAACACGCTATATGATAGCTACTCAAACTAATGATGGAAAATTCAAGAACTTAGGGATACTCAAACAATATGAGGCAGTTATTCAATTGCAAGAATTGTTCAAAGCATATCCCAAAGTTCTTTCACGTAAAGCCTTTAAACCTAACAAAGATGGTTCTATGAGTGCAGAGTTCATCGCAGAAGTTGGTACCAACGCTATCGCAGATAGATTTGAGGAAGTACCATCTTTGCAAGAATGTAAAGCATTTATGAATGCACGTTTCAAAGGTAGTGTACAGGACTATATGTCCTAATTTAATTGCAGTAGTCGGCTTAATTGTCGGCTACTGCTTTTTTTTTATATATATTCCCTATGGTAGTGAAGTCATTTACACCATAATCTGTTCCTATTTAGTTTCTCTATATACTGCTAGTATGTTTATTCTCTTACACTTGAATTAAAATTTTTTTTTAATTTTTTTTCTTGATATATATTTAAATATATATCCTTGCCGCGTCTACTGGAGTTATGCATTGGGATTGTCAAATCGACTCAATATATACTGAAGTAATATTACTGAGATGTGTTAAATTTTTCTCAAGTCAATTCTTTGACTTTTCTTTAGCTTATATATTTAGACTATGAAAGGACAGGTGATTATATATGCCTAAGAAATACAAGCACTCTAGTGTTCCACGTAACAAGAGAGTATATAACGAGAAAGATAAAACTATTGTAGATACAGGTATTCCTAATCTAAACGGAGTACGTGAGTATATACAACCAGTACATAACGCTAAGGATAAGACTTCAGTATGCAAGTACTGTAGCAAGAACTTAGTTCGTGGCTATATATGCTACGATTGCAGGGAGTTAGAAGCCCCTATAAAACGAAAGACTATAGAAGAAAGACTTGCTATAGAGGAAGGCTTACGCTTATTAGCAGAGATACGTGCTAACGAAAGTGTTATAAGACAAGATGATATGGCGAACAATACCATAGAGAAAGCTAGTGTCTTAGAAACTATAGATAACTTTTGTAAGAGTTGTGGTATTAATATCGCACCTAAACTAAAGGCTTGTGAGTATTGTAATTAATATTTAATTGCTATCTACTGTACATCTCACTTGTCCGACCCCCTATATATAGTACGTATAGGAATAAGTACAGTAGGTAGCACGATATGTATAAGTGTTCTAGTATTTACTACAACTACAACTTGTACCTATCGTGCTATCTGGGGAGATAGTAAGTATACGATATATAATCGGATACTTGTACGTGTGGTGAAACCTTAGTGAGTAGGAGTAGGTTCTTACATAACCCTGTTCATACCCTACCACCGAAAGCTAAGGTATCACCCTATGTTATTTAATATGAAAGGAAAAGATATGAAAGGATTTATGGGCTATCCCATAATAAAAGCAAAACAATTAAAAGAAGATAGTAATGCTTGGGTAGAAAATGATGTAGTGAGTATGTTTCACATACAGTATTTTCCTAATACAACCAAAGCATACTCACTATTTATAGATGGTGAACTACCTACTACTGATTGTGAAGGTACTGATTGCTGTATGGTAGGCAATACCTTATGGTACGGATTACACAAGATAAAGGAAGGACTTATCTAATGGAATGTGATAATTGTAGGCAGGGTACTTATACCCAAGTTGCAATTCATAGCAACGTTAAGAGTAGTGTTCACGTTATTGTACAGTGCTTTAGATGTGGCTATCAAACTATAAAGAAACAGAATAGTAAAAGGAGATTGGAGAGTATATGAGTGAAGTATACGAAATGACAAGCACTACTAACGAAGATGTCAATGTACTAACAGTAGATTACACCTTCAGTAGTGAAGTAAGTAAAGATGATGCAATCATATTGATTGACTATTTAGTAACACTACTAGATGAAAGCACCGATAGTATTGCGTTAGAACTTATAGACCATAAGCCTACATTCTTTACAAAGAGTAGGTGGTCTAGTGAGGAGGAATAATGAAATATAAATTTATAAGACTATATCAAATATTCTTAGATAAGTTTTGTTATGGCGTAAGAATAAGAACTTACATTAGATGGAAAATTAAAGGAATAATTTAGGAGGAATAATGTGTGCTGTAAAAGATTGTAATTTTGAAGGCGTTACTTTTGAAGATTGGGGTAAACGTGAAAACGATAAAGTAGTTTATCAATTATTTTGTAAATACCATAGGAGGAATAATGCCTGATACTAGCGACATTGTATCTTACTTTCATTGTAAGAAGTGTCTATCAGAACTACCTAAAGGGGTATCCCCTGCTGAGTGGTCTAGCCAACAAGCAGGTTGGACAGCATACGGCTTACAAGTATGGTGCAATAGACACGAAACTAACATAGTAGCTATTGACTTTAACAAAGTAGCTGATGTTATTAATAAAGAAAAAGAGGAGGAATAATGTACGGCGTAGTGAACATCATTGTTGAAAAGCCTGTGCTACACAGACAAAACGATAGAAAAGAAAGAGAAACTTTCTATAAAGAAAATGGTAAAAATGAAAATGTATTTGATACTTTGATTGATACAGGAATTGCAGATGACTTCTGGGTTTGTGATTTCTGT